ATAACTTAATGGCTGGTGCTAAACAAGACTACGTAAGAATGTCAACAATGGGTGGCAAAGAACTAACTGGTTGGAGTAAAGAACAAGTTGACAATTGGGATATGAAAACAAAAGTTACACAAGGTAAAAAGTACATTAAAGTTGTACAAGATACTGGTGTCTTTTGTTTTATTGCAAAAGAAGATTTTAAACATTTTAAAAAAGGTGATATATTGAAAGCTGCTGGATACAATGCACCTGCTTTAAACTCACCAAGAGGAAATGTATTAACAGGTAACTATCCAATTCAATGGACAGGACCTTTATATTTAAAATAATATGATAAAATATCAAGTAACAAAAAACGGCAAAGTATTAAAAGAGTTGAATGATGATTATGATACTGCTATCTTTGCTTGTAATAATGAATACGGACCTGGTATGAAAATATTAACCAATTCAAAAGAGAAGTCTGAATCTTGGACACATTTTGAATATAAAGAAAAACTTTAACAAAGGAGTAATATTATGACAAATGAACAATTAAGAAATGAAATTATTGAAGTTGCAAAAAAAGTTGGTGCTACCGATGTCAATGTAGTTTGTGGTACTTTGTTTTGTAAATTTAACAATAGTATTGCCTATACAATGTCTGATAATCTTAAAACTGTTTTACAAAAGTTTTTTGACAAACGTAAACCATATGATACGTTAGTTAAAATGTCAGGTGCATTGCCTGATAATGAATATGCTTATGACTTTATGCCTGTGGTAGATTTTAGATTAAACGAATACGGAATATAACAAAGGAGAAAACTATGCCAAACTGGTGTGATAATTATGTTGAGATAACAGGACCTAAAAAAACGATAGATGAAATAGAGGCCATTGTAGATGAAAAAAATAATGATAAAGAAAGAGAACATGGACTATTACATTATTTAAGACCGATGCCAAAAGAAGAACAAGAAAATTGGTACAATTGGTCAGTTGATAATTGGGGAACAAAGTGGGATATAAAAGAGTTTTATGGTGCTAAAAGAGATGATGATAAGATATGTTTTTCTTTTCAATCTGCTTGGGGACCACCTACAGAAGCATTTGACTATCTATATTGTAATAATGACAATGTAAGTGTAGATTTAAAATATTATGAACCAGGTATGGACTTTGCTGGTGTGTATAACGATGGTGAAGATAAAAGTTATACATTATCAAAAGCCGCACCAAATGGTCCTAAAGATGTATTTTGGAAATCAGTAGAAGGTAAAGCACTAGATGATACCTTTGAAATTGTCCAACAGATGATAGACTTTGGAGAATATGACTAGTTTTACAGTTACCCTTTAAGGGTTATTTTTCCTCACCGAGAGTTTTCTTTTGTTTTTGTTAATTATCTCTCGGTGAGGTTTTTATTTTATTTTACTTGTGTAATTGCTTCTTGTGGATTTGCAAGTGGCACTAAACCTTTATCAGTTAAGTAACCTCTTTTACCAATTGCTCTTTTTGAAGTAAACTCTTTAATGTATTTTTCAATACCTGGTATTACACCAATGTGTTGATTTTTTACATAAAAGTATAATGGTCTACTAATTGGATAAGAACCATCTTGTATAGTATCTAAAGATATTGACTTACCATTGATTGTAGCAGCGATTAGTTTATCTCTACTGTTATCATAGTAAGAATAACCTAATATACCAAAGTTATTAGGGTCACCTACAATCTTGTTAATAATCAAAGTATCGTTTTCACCTGCTTCAATAGCAGCACCATCTTCTCTTAATAAAGTACAATCTTTTTTGTTTGCACTTTTAATTTCTTTAGCACATCCTTTTGACATCACTAAACTATTAAAAGCATCCCTTGTACCTGAAGTTGGTGGTGGAACTAATACTGATATTTTAATGTTTGGTAAACTTGAATCTATGTCAGACCATTTTGTAGGTAAAGAACCTTTTGCTGATAAAGCCTGCCATAATTGTTCTACTGTAAAGTTTACTGCATTGTTACTTGCACTATGAATAATTGCAATACCATCTAAACCAACAATCACTTGTGAAATATCAGTAACACCGTTTTCAAAACACATCTTTTTTTCTTTTGGTTTAATGGCACGACTTGCGTTTGTCATATCAGGTGTATGAACACCGATACCTTTACAAAACAATTTCATACCGCCACCAGTACCAGTTGATTCAATCACAGGTGTTTTAATACCTTTTTTACCAACTTTTTCGGCAACGACTGTTGAAAATGGAAATACGGTAGAACTACCGACTATAGAGATTTGATCTCTTGCATAACTAACTGAACTCATCAAAAACATAACTAAACTAATTAATACTATTCTCATCTTAACTCCTTGTTAAAGACTTTAATTATTTAACAAGCAAAAACACAACGTAACAAAACTTTAATATTTACTTTTTAACCCTAATAAGTCTTTACATATTTCATACCAATAGATACCACTTTCACGTAACGCTTCATTACTTCTTCGTAATCGTTCAAGTTTACGTATGAGTATCTTCAGAGTCAATTTAGAAAATTTTTTAGAGTCTTGGATTTTTTCCAACTTATCAATAACATTATCTATTTCCGTACAGGTATAATCAGGCACCTTTGGTGATCGCTTCTTTAAGCGTGTAATACCTAGTTTCTTACTGTTTGACAATATCTGCCTCCTGTTTAATACAACCAGGTCAATGTTTGAGAAAATGTAAGATGAAAATGTAAGTGTTGTCTATTAGTATTTATGGTCTTTAAGCTGTTCCTGGGAACGTTAGACACGTATATGTATAATTTAAAGGAACTCTACAATACCAAATAGAACGAGTAACCAAAAGATACCTTTAACAAGAAAGAACCAGAAACCAACTTTTATCACCTTTTTTATGCCAGAAAAAATTTTAGACTTATTTTTTAAAGAATCGTTGTACTCTCTACGCTTACGAACTCTGTCCAGATATTGTCTTAATCTATATCTTTGTATAGGGGTCATAGGCATAGTGTTCTCCTTTTGTTCTATTAAAAACATTAATATTATTTAGTAAAAATAAAGGTATTTTTTGCTTGACTTTTAGTAATTTATAGTATATAATATACCTATAGAATTAAGATGTTAAAGAACAGGAAAGAGATTTGACTTTCGAAGGAGTGTGATGGCTTCTTGTTCTAACGGACGTAGTTGGTTCGATTTATCTCTAGTTCCTGTGTTTTCATAAGGTCGTTAAACCAACATCCATCACAACAATATTTTCATAAAAATCCCCCATTTTATTAAGTGAAAAATCTGTGCTCTTTTTTCACTTGATTTTTATAAAAAAATGTCCTATACTATACGTATATGTTAACCAATAAAGGAGATTATATGACTATTGATAAAGACTATGATAAAATGAAAAAACAAGTAGATGAACATTTAAGTAAAATAAGTGAATTAGTCGGTACGTTTGACTTAACACATAATAGTGATTTGTCTAATGATTTAAGTTATAAACTAGATGAAGTATCTGATCTAATAGAAGATAACTATGAAGTAGCCGACTTTGAAGACTAAAAAATATTGCGAAAAAAAAATCCAGTCTTTTTATTAAGAATTAGTGGCCTGCTTATATCTAATGATTGTTATTGCATTTATAGATTAAAAAAGCAGGCCAGTTTTCAATACCCGTTTTCTATATGAGAATCCTAAGGATTTAAATCTATTTGCTGCCCTTTTATGACTACAGTACCAGTAGTATCTTGTGTGTGATTGCCTTCTATTGTTTCTTTCTTATTCCCTAAAACATTTAAATTATAATCCCCACCTACATTAACGTTGAAGTCTGATCCTACATCAAAGTTAAACTGGCCTGTCTTTGTAACTACATTCAGGTTGCCGTTATCTACTTGTATGTTTACGTTTGCACCTGGCCCTATCTGTATGTCGTAGTTGTTATTAGGCTGGCCATCTTTGTTAATGTATACCTTATGTCGGCCATCTATAGTAATATCTGAATTGCCTTGTATATACGCCTTGTGATTATTACTGGTTAAGGTGTAGTGGTCGTTTGTTATAATGTCAATTCTGTCGCCGTTGTTGGTCATTTCAGTAGAAGTACCAGAGGCGTGTCTTTCGTGTATTCGATAGTGATTTGTTCTTATGCCGTCTGCGTCAATGGTAAACGAATCATCATATTCTTTAATGTGGCCGCTT